TATCTTCATTAGTATTAGCACTGATAATATTTTTACCATTTACTTCTAAATCACCACCTAGTTGTGGAGTTGTATCATCAACTACTTCTGTTAATCCTGTTGTACTTGTAACTAATAAATTTGTGTAAGTACTTCCACCGTCGGTGCTGATTTTAAATTTATCGTCATTCTCATCAAACACTAGCAGTGCATTATTAACACTACCTCTTTCAACTTCTATACCAGCATATCTACCAGTAACACCTGTACCTATTTCACCACTATTGTATACAACAATTCTGTCTTGGATTGCAGTATTTGTTGTGCTGACTGTGGTTGTTGTACCTGTTACTGTTAAGTTTCCAGTGACTTCTAATGCACTGTCGACAACAGTTCCGCCTGTGGCTTTAATGGTATAATTACCAGTTACTCTTTTTGTTTGGCTCATTCTATTATCTCTTTATATATTATTTATCATATCATAAAAACTGGACAAACTCATTGTGCTGAAGTTACTATATTTACTCCAATCGTCAGGTGTGTAGTTATCAAACGGATTGACATGTATCACTCTTTGATTTGAATGTTTTTGTAGCAGAGATTCTATCTGATTTACCCAATTTCCAAAAAATGTATTTTCAACACCTTTTGGTCTATAGTGTTCTGTGCCTGCATAAATGTTGTTGATTAAATTGTTTACCCCTTTTAGATCAAAACCAATTAAAAAACAATATGGAAAATGTTCATGTAGTGCTAGACTTAAAGCAACAGGCCCACTGCTCATACCACTGAAACTTTCAGGAATAGCAATGCTTTTGCTGTTGGGTAAAATTTGATGTTGTCTTGTGTAATGCATATTGTTGTCACTGTAACCACAGGTTTGTATTTCTGTTGCCATACCTGGATCTGTGCTTACCAATACATCAGGAGCAAATTCTTGATACAAGCGATTACAACCAAAAATTTTGCCACGTGATTGCAAACTTGTAAGTTCAACTTCAAGTCTAGATATACCGTTACCTAATATGAATGCAAATTCTTTCATGAATAAAAATAAAAAAGGATACAGTGTATTATAACTGTATCCTTTTATTATGTCAAGTATTAACCGTTTGGTACGGATAAACTTACATTTAATGTCGGGCCTGATGCCACAAGTAATGCTTTATCACCTACTGCAAATTGTGAGCCTGTGCCTAGTGCACCTACTACAAAATGACGTCCTGTGATTTGACTTGCAAAATAAGTACCACCTGCACTGTCTGTACCAGTAATCTGACACTGTCCAGCACTTAGTGAACCGTGTACAACTGGTGTCAGCACACATGTCTCTGTACCATCTGATGTTGTGCAACGGAATTTTTTGTTGCCCTTTTGCTGAATCACAGTTGTATCATTAGCACTGCCACTAGTGACAAATGCTTTCATAATAATCTGATTGCCTGCTAAACCACTGGTACCAATTGGTAATCCTGTGTTTACACTGGCTTGTTTAACATTTCCGTCAACTGTTTCTGCTGATTTAATTGGTCTTCCCATTTGTTTTCTCCTTTCAGAAGTCCGATGTGAGTTCTACCCACTACGAGGTTGGTGTTCCCCATAAGCATTATTTTAAATGCATAAGTATTTATCGATGTCACTTATTAAATTTCAACACAAAAACAAAACATGGGGAATAGTACGCAATCAAAAATGTGCAAGTACCAGTATATTAAGTTATATTGCACATGTACTTTGGAATGCAGATGTGCATGATGTACAATCATATAAAACATTCGAGCAGAATGCTCCTGGTGTTTACATCAAGAAAAATTATTTTCAAGAGTATGAAAAAGAACTTGCAGAATGTGATGTACGTGTAGCAGTTTGGCGTGATCCTGTAGATAAATTTGTCAGTGGATATCAACACACAATGTTTAGTCCTACTGGTGCACAAGACCAACTGTGGATAGGTGAAAAAACACTGGACGAATTTTTAAAAAATTATGAATATTATCACGAAAATAGTATGAATGTAAGAGATCATTGTGAATCAAATACTGCTAGATTAGGCAATAACAAAAAATTTTACACACATGTATTTGAATATAAAACTGTTAATGCAGTTGCAGTGATGCTTGGCATAAATCAAACTGTTAAACATCGAATACAAAACCAGCATGAAATTAATAAACAACAAAAAGATAAAATTAAAAAAATATTACAACAGGATTATATAAACGGTTGGTGTCAGTAAAAAAGGGAGGACAAAGCCTCCCTTTTTTGTAGTAATAGGTATTGTTTCTTATGAGAAAGAAATGTTACTCATTGCAACTTCACCTACATAGTCACCAGCGTTACCTAATGAACTTGCAGTGTTTGATAACTCGATATAACCATATCTTGTCATGAAACTTACTACTGGCTCAAATGTATCTGGATCTAGTACAGTACCGCTTGACATTAATGGAATGTATGGGCAGTAGAATGCTGGAGCATCAGTTTCTGATGAACCTTTGTATCCTACTAGTACTGCTGTAGCATCAGCGGCATATGAATCTACATATACTCTCATTGCACCATTTAATGTACCTACAAACTTAGTGTTTGTTGGTGCTTCAAATGAACCTTCTGTAGTTCTTGCAAATGCTGAAGTACTTGCACTTTGTAGTACAGTTAATGCCTGTGGTGAAACCACTGCATAGTTACCAGCGCCTCTTCTTGTTCTTTGTGCAATTTTGTTAGCAGTTCTGTTAATTAAAACAGCAAGAGCGGCATGCTCATCACCAACGTATGTTGCAGTACCTGAAACAGCGGCTTGGTTGAAAGTTTCTTCAGTTGCGGCTAAACTTCTTAATGAACCGATCACTTCTTGATCAATCTCTGCTGTAATTTCTTGTGCTAAAGCGGCCATTACTTCTGCTTCAACATCGATACCGTGCATTGACTGAGCATCTTGAGCGGCTTCAAAAGTCCATCTTGCTTGTAACTTTCTTGTCTTTGCTTCTACAGGTTGCTTTAAGATTTGGATTGAAAGTTTATTTCCACCAACACCTTCTTTAGCGGCTGTATTATCTGCTCTACCAGTTGATGTAGAACCGGAATAAGCAGTTGCAATTTTAAATGGTGATAATGCTTCATCACCTGCAGTTGTGTTGGTATCAAACGGAGAAGAAGCAGTTGATGTAACTGAATCTGCATATCTTACTCTTAATGTGTGAATTTGACCAACTGGTCCCTGCATTGGTTGAACACCAACGATTTCGTTAGCGATAACTGTAGGCATTACACGTCTGATAACAGGTAAAATTACTCTGTTAAGTGTTGCAATGTTACCTGAAGCACTTGCACCTGATGTTGCGGCTTCAGTTAAGTAGTTCTTTGTGTTTTCTAAAACAACAGCCATCGAATTACGTCTTGCACCTTCTAGACCTTCTAGAAGAGTATCTTTAGTGTCTTTCCAACGGCTTTCTAATAGTACGTCTGACATATCGGTCTCCTCTTGTACTTTAATTTTTCAAACCAGCAAGTAGTCTTAATTTAATGATATTACTATCATCTTTTTCGACGGTTGGGTTTGTTTTTAGTTTTTTATTACCTGTTTCGACGGTTTTGTTCTCTGTAATAACTTCTTTATTAACAGATTTAGTTTTTTCACCGTTTAATACCGCAGGCAAGTAACGATCAAAAGCAGATTGTAATTTATCTGTTTGAACGCTTTCTAGTAGGTCAGTCATAATTGACGCCTTTTCCTTGTTGAGTGGTTTTAACAAAGAATTCATTGTTTCTTTACGAGCCATTGACTCTGTAATAATGTTAACTTCATCTGACTTTTTCTCAATAAGTTGATCTTTTTCTGCAATTACCTTAGTTGCTTCAGCAAGTTGTTCTTTTGTATCTTTTGCTAATTTTTCTAACTTTTTAATAGTTTGATTTTCATTTAGATAACTGGTACCAAACTCAGTAGCAAATGCTTCAAAAATCTTGCGGCCAAAGGTATTCTCTTTGGCTGACTCAATGTCTTCTCTTAACTGTGATAGTTCACCTTTTAGATGTTTGTTAACAGATTCTTTAACAACGTCTGCACTCTTCTTGATAAAGTTTGATTTAATTTCTGCAAATTTTTGTTTTGCTTCAGTAACCAACTTTACTTTAGTTTCTGCAACGTCTTGTCTGTCTGCTTGGAAATCTTTAATTTCTTCAGCCAGTTGTGCTACAACAAATTTTTCTAGTTTTTCAACTACATCTTTTTGTGTTTCTCTGTCTGAATGTAATTCTTTGATTTCTTCAGCAAGTTTCTTGACTAAAAACTTGTCAAAATTACCTGAAGTTTCCTTCATTTGAGTAACAAACTTTGCTCTATCTTCTGCTAGTTTTTGTTTCTCTTCAGCAATTTGACCAATTTCTGCTGTTAAGTTCTCTGTCACCATTCGATCTAAGGCTTTAACCATTACTGACTTGTCGTGTTCGTAGCGACGAGCGAATTCCTCACGGAGTTCTGCTGTAACCTGTTGACGAGTTTCGTTCATCTTGGTTTTCCAAGCCTCTTCGATCTGTACTTTAGTTTCCTCGTTAACAAGGTCGCTATCTAATAGTGGTTTGATAGCATCTAGCATATTCATCTCCTAGATCTTTAATTCCTTGATTAGACGGATTACTCCCTCTTTCAAGTATTTTTGTACTCTAGTATTTCCACGTGCTTCTGCAGAAATTTCTAGTAGTTTGTTGCCACCTCGCATATTCAACAATCCTTCGTATATTGCTGTTGGATAGGCATTAGGTGCACTTGGTTGGGCTACAACGTCAACTGTAACAATTTCAAAACCTGAAACTTTACCACTAATAGGATCAACTTCTCCTGTTCCTCTAGTGCTGACGCCTAACCTCACGTCTGCTTCCAACATGGTTCTTACTAAATTTCCCATTGGTGTTGGAAGAATCTTTAATTTACCATAGCCATTAGGACCATCCATCCAGAGACTTTCTACCATATGGCATACTTTGTCTAGGTTTATTCCTAAACCTTCTGGATGATCTACTTCTCCTAGAACAGAGT